CGCCACAAACCGCGCTATCCCCAGTCTCTCAGCCTCTCTACGACGCGGTGATCCTGAACAGCGCGCTCTACAACGTCGGCGTGTTCGTCGCCGGACTATACCTCGCTCACATACAGGCGGTGATCGGCGCACTGGTGACGGTCGCGATCTGTTACCTGACGGCGCTAGTCCAGATTTCGTTTCCGCAGTACCGCACGGCGGCCACAGTGCTGGTCGCGGCTTCCATAATCAGCGGTATTCTCGCGGGCTTGGGGCTGATCTGATGGCCCGCGTCATCATCGTACCAGGTCAGCACACGCGACCGGGGACTACGGCTAACAGCCAGCCAGCGCCGACACGTGAACCTGCTACCCAGAACACCGCCAAGCCCTCACTGAAGGGAGGCAAGTAGGTGAGAGCGCGTTCCAACTCGAATGTCGGTGAGTTCGTTGCCAGAAGCGACCCGGATAGTCCGGAGTATCGTGATCGAGTAGCCGTACCCACGATGCAGGCGTTGGATGGGATGCCTAGCGAGTATCGTTCACTAGTCAATGAGTACGGATACGTTGATGTATACCGCGCGTGGCGCAAGGGTTGGTCACCAGACCGAATACGCGCATCGTCAAAGGACGGAGCTTTCCATCTATGAGCTTCCTCTCGCCCGCCGCTCCTGCAGCGCCACCTCCGCCACCCACTCCTCCGACCATGGCCAGTTCTAGTGTACGGGCATCGCAGTCTGCGGCACGTTACGCGGCTGCTGCAGCGGCAGGACAGGGCTTTGACAAAACTCTGACCAACTCAGGTGGCGATCAAGGACAGAGCGCCCCGGCGGTGGCTCAGAAGACCCTCCTAGGGGCTTAGCCCATTATGGCCGACGACGGCGGCTTCGACACAGCCTTCTACACGCAGATGTCTCCGGACCTGCTGTCTCAGCAGCCGGTCACAGAGGAAAGCACCAAGCGCAAACAGCGCGAGACCAAGAACTGGGACGTGATCTACGCCAAGCTTGAGTCGCGGCTTGGCATGCTCAGAACGTGGCGCTGGTCGTGGTGGGTGCATTGGTCGGTGCTCGCCGAGTTCTTCCTGCCACGGCGCTGGGGCTGGCTTGTCGTTCCAAACCGCACGTGGCGCGGGCATCCGATAAACGACGCAATCATAGATAGCACTGGCCTCCTAGCAGTCCGCACGTGTGCCTCAGGCATGTGGACCGGTCTCACCAGTCCCTCGCGCCCATGGTTCACGCTGGAGATCGGTCTCCCATGGATGACCGAAGATGCCGCGGCCAAGGAATGGCTGGAGGACACTCAGGACCGCGTTTACACGGTGCTGGCGCAGTCCAATTTCTATACGACGATGGCGCAGGCGTTTCAGGACGTGACCGTTATCGGCACGGCCCCAGTCATCATCTACGAGGACTATGAGGACGTAATCCGCTGCTATCTGCCGACGGCTGGGGAATATTACCTCGCCTCAGGCTCGCGCTTCTCGGTCGATACGCTCTACCGCGAGTTCAATCTCACGGTGGCCCAGATCGTGGAGATGTTCGGGATAGATGCGCTACCGGACAGCATACGCACGCTGTGGAACGGTGGGGCCGGCCAACTCGATACCGAATACGTCGTGGCTCATGCCATTGAGCCTAATTTCGCCATGTCGCAGACGGGCGGTAAGGCTGAGATCAAGGTCGTTCCCGGCGTTTTCACCTATAAGGAAGTTTACTGGCTGAGAGGCCAGAAGTCGGAGCAGCCGCTATCCATCCGTGGCTTCCGCATGACGCCGTTCATGGCCGCACGGTGGGCTACAGTGTCCAACGAGCCTTACGGGCGTTCCCCGTGCATGGATGCTCTGGGCGACAACAAGCAGGTCCAGCTTGAGACTCGCCGCAAGGCCGAGTTCATCGAGAAGGGCGTTAGACCGCCGATGGGCGCTAACCCGGAGCTGAAGAACGAGCCGTCTTCGATTGTCCCCGGCATGATCACGTACATGTCGACCGACGCCAATCGTAAGGGCTTCTGGCCGCTGTTCGAGGTACAGCCGGCTTGGCTCGCAGGCATCACTCAGGACATCGATAAGGTTAACGCTCGCATCGAGAAATGCCTGTTCGTCGACCTGTTCATGGCCATCTCTCGAATGGAAGGCGTGCAGCCACGCAATGAGCTTGAGCTAACGCAGAGAAATCTTGAACGTCTTCAGGAGCTTGGCCCGTTCATCCATATGTTCGAGAACGAGTTTGCCGCGCCTACGCTGCGTCGTGTCTTGGACATCATGCAGAGACGTAAGCTGTTGAAGCCCTTGCCTCCGTCCTTGAAGAACGTGCCGATCAAGATCAACTACGTCTCGATCATGAAGCTGGCGCAGAACGCCTCCGAATCCGTGTCGATGAAGGACGTGTTCGCCACCGCTGGTGCTCTGTCGAGCGCGGCCAAAGCGGCCGAGCAGCCGGACCCGATTCGCACCATCAACCTGGATAAGGCTCTGAGGGAATACGGCGACCGCAACAACTTCCCGCAGAACCTGTGGTTCACGGATGATGAGGTGAAGGAACACGACGAACAGGCTCTGAAGGCCAAGCAGCAGGCCCAAATCCCCGGTGCCGCAATGGCGGGTGTTCAGGCAGCCCACACCTTGGCACAGACGCCGCTTGGCGGAGGTACGGCACTTGGTGCTATGCTAGGCCAGCCGCAGGGAGGTGGCGCACCATGAGTGATCCGAAATTCAATTGGCGTGCTCGCGATCTCATAGTTGCGAACGCTGAAGACACGATGGTGGCCGTCGTCATGATGCTGACTGGCGGATCAGCTAACCCCGATACCGTGCTCACGCATGTGAGGCGCATCAAGGCTGAACTAGGAGAGAGGTCATTCCCTAGCTACCGTGACGGCCTTCCCATTCCGGTCGGTAGGACACGATGAGCGACCTCACCGAAGCCGAGGTCATCGACCGCCTCAAGCAAAGCCTTAGGGAGGCCGGTGAAGCGTCTTTGGCGCTGGCTGGCCATCCCTACAAGGGCGTGGCCTACAGAGCCCTCAGGGACAATCTCCTGCTCGTGGAAGGATGCTGCCGCCAGCTCTGCTACATGCGTGAGGACTATCGGTGGATCACCTTGGGCGGAAAGATGGGCGAGGCGCATCGGCGCTCCCTCAACTGGATACGTGGCCGCAAGCGCGATGACGGCAGCCGTGCCAAGCTCAGCGCCTCAGAGAGGCATCCGCTGTTCGACGCCTTGGCTCAGAACCTAGCGTTCATGCTGGCGTCTGTGGACATGATGCTCACCAAGCGCACTGGCGTGGTGGGTAAGCTGCTGCCGACGCTGCCAGCAGCCGAGCGCAAGGTAGGCGCTCCTGTTCCGGTATCGGTGCCCAAGGGCATGACCAAGACCAAGGGTGGCTTGCTGCTACCCGGTACGGTTCACTGAGCGGAGGAACGAGAATGGGCGAGATTAACAGTCTGTCGATTGTCAGCAGCGTTACGGATGCGACGAAGGCCGATAGTTACCGAGCCGAGTTACGTCCGATCTTGGAGCAGGCAGGCAAGATCATGGATCGCGCCAAGGCCGATGGCCTGGTCGTCTCATGGAATCTGTCGCCCGATCAGTACGGGCGTATGCGGGTAGCGGATATATCCGTCGTGAAGCCCCTCTAGCGTGCCAATTCCGCCTGTTCTGCCGGATGAAGACCCTCCCGAAGAGGAAGAGTTCATTCCTGCGGCTGAAGCCGAGACCGTAGACTCGGCCAGCCAAGAAGGATTGAGGCAGCAGACCAGACGGCAGAAACGTGCCGCCAATCAGACCAAGGACTTCTGGCGCAAGGTCTTTGCCGATCCGATAGGCAGGCGCGAGATGTGGGGCCTGCTCAACGACGACATGCACGCCTTCACCGCGATATTCCCAGCCGGCCCAGTAGGCTTCCCGGACGAACTGGCGGCCTATTACAGGCGCGGTGAGCAGGACATGGGCCTCAGGCTCTACCATCGGTGGATGGCGCTACAGCCTGACGCTATTCGGCAGATGCACTTGGAGAACGATCCCAGGTTCGCCAAGCCGAGACGGCGCAGGACACCACAAGTCGGTTAGCTATCTCAGGTAAGCCACGATCACCGCTATGGCGGCCACGCCGAGGCCTGCGATAGCTAACACGTACGCGATGACAGCATTGGCACCCAAGCCCTTGCCGCCGCTCTCCCATCTGAACCGTTCGAGCTGAGCAATCCGTTCGGACAGGGTTGTCGTCATTCGATCGAGTTGGGTGGAGAGAAGGACCGAAGTGTTTTCGACCTGCACCCTGAGCAGGCTGGCGATGCGGGATTCGTAGGCGTCACGGAGAGCGGCGAGACCGTCTAGCCGTCTTGTCTCGGCGTCGCGGAGAGCGTCCTGATACCGAGCTGCTTCAGCGCGCATTGCGTCTTGGTACTTGGACTCGGCGTGTACGAGATCGAGGACGTTTTTGGTGGGATCGATATGCGGAGTGGCTTCAGCCATTTCCGATCATCCGTGGGTTGGCGGCATTAGCGCCGCCTCCCCACAGTACGCTAAGCGGTCGCGGCTTGACCAGCCGGCACAACCGGACCTGCGGGAGACGCAGGCGTATTGGCGTTCAGAGCAGCCGCGATCTTCGTATCGTTGTTCTGAAGCTGGGCGAACACGGCGTCGATCTTGGTCTGTACGGCCGGAGGAACGTTAGTCCCGGAAAGTGCGGACGCGAGCTGAGCCTGAATGCCGGAGATCAGGGTGTTGATGCCGTCGAGCTGAGTAGACTCGGCGGTCACATCGGTGAGTACATCGTCGATGGAAGCCATGATGGAATTCTCCTTGGTTACCACGATACCGAGCTGTTTGAGGATGGCGTCGCCTTGGCGCTCGATATTGGACAGGCGACGTAGGATTTCGCGGTCGGCGAACATCAGATACGGCCGGTGAACAGCAGGATCAGCACGATTATGAGGACGATGCCGAGTAAGCCGATGCCACCATTGCCGAACCCGTAACCGTAGCCATATCCGAGATGGGCGCCGCCGAAGCCGCCAAGCAAGGCGATGACTAGAACGATGACGAGGATGAGCCCTATAGACATGGGATGTCCTTTCAGGACCGAGGCCAACTACAGCCGATGTGCATGGATGCATGGCCGCCTCTCACGAGAAGGCGGTGGTCACGACTAACGAATATATGGCGACGGCGTTCCAAAAGTCCCTCTTAACTTTCGCCGCGATTGTTGGTATTGAGGCGTTCACTAGAGTTTTTCTTGCTTCGTCAGTCGGCGGACGAACACGAAGCGAGAGCCGTTAATGGCCGACCCAGTAGACGATCAGAGCGCCGCCGCCGTAACGGCCGCGCCGTCGTCTCCGCCAGCCACGCCCGATGTTCCAGAGTCTGCGGCTCCTGCTCACGCCGACCAGGTTGCCGTGACACCTGCGCCGGGGGTGGAATCCTCCCCCGCCCCCGGCGCAGAACCAATCGTTCCAGAAGCAGAGCCTACGCTTCTTGAGAAGTTCGACGCCGAAGCCGCCAAGACGGACGAAGGCGAGAAGAAGCCTGACGCTCCGGTTGAGGCGAAACCGGGCGATGCCAAGCCTACCGAGGCAGCCAAAGCTCCTGAGGCGAAGCCGGTAGAGGCCGCCAAGCCTGAGCCGGTCGACTATTTCAAGGACGTAACAATCCCTGAAACGATCAAGGTAGACGACGCCCAGCGTGGCGAGGTCACCAAGGCTCTGGATTCCATCCGCGCTGGAAAAGTGTCGGACGGCGTGCAGCAACTCTTTGCGCTGCACGACAGTACGATGAAGGACTACGCCGAACAGTTGCGGCGCGATCAGTGGACCGCCTTCAACGATACCCGCAAGGGCTGGCGTACCGAGGTCATGGCCGATCCCATCCTTGGCGGAGCTGGCCACAATACGGCGATGGGCGCGATAGCCCGCATGCGCGACCTCGCCATCTCCGACGCCAAGCCAGGCTCGGACGAATACAAGCAGCATGCGAAGGAATTTGAGACGTTCCTCAGGGTCACCGGGGCCGGTGATCACCCCGCATTTCTTCGCATGCTCCACAATTTCGCACGCTATTTCGATGAGCCGCCGCTACCGCCAGAAGGCATCCGGCCGCCGCCGAATATCGGCCGCCAACCGGGAGACCGCCGCGGCCGCATGTACCCCTCGATGAACGGGACTGGGCGCTAATGCCGACGGCCCGCGTAACCACAGGAGCTTAGAATATGGCTACGGGTAGTTGGCCGACAATTTTGGACGTGTCGCTGCGCACTGATCCAGAGGGCAATATTGGCGACATCGCCGAGATGCTGTCCCAAGCCAATGATTACAGTGAAGACATGCCCATGGTCGAAGCCAACGAGATGACCGGCCACGAGTTCATCTTCCGCACGTCCATCCCGGCCGGTACGTGGCGCCAGTACAATCAAGGCGTCCCGTACAGCAAGTCGACCACGGCCAAGGCCCGTGTCGGCGTCGGCATGCTGGAGGATTACTCTCAGGTTGACCGCGCTCTTGCCGAGCATTCAGGCGACCTCATGGGCTTCCGTGAGTCTGAGGATGCTGCCTTCCTTGAGGGCATGTCGCAGACCATTGCCGAGACGGTTTTCTACGGCAACACGGTGGTCAATCCGTCCCAGTTCATGGGCTTGTCGGCCTTCTACAATACGCTGAACACGGCCAATGCCCAGAACGCTGCCAACGTCGTCAACGGCGGCGGTGGTGGCAACAACAACGCCTCGCTCTGGCTGGTTGGCTGGGGTACGCGCACGATCTACGGAATCTACCCGCGTGGTTCCAAGGCCGGCCTTACGATGGAGGACAAGGGCGACACGGTTCCGGGCTACGACAACCTCGGCAACCGCTTCGAGGCTTACACCTCGTGGTTCCGTCAGCAGATTGGCCTCGTCCCGCAGGACTGGCGGTATGCCTCGCGCATCGCGAACCTCGACGTGACCACGGCTGGTCTAGCCGGCCCAAGCGCGCCCGACCTGTTCACGCTCATGGCCCATCAGGTCATGCTTTTCCCGAAGTTCACGCCGCCGACCTCTGGCATCACCAAGACCGATGCTCCGCGCGATGACGTTACGGTTCGCGGTATCTTCTACTGCAATCGCACGCTGCGTCAGTTCATGGACATTCAGGCCATGCGCGATGCGAACGTGCTGCTCACGCTGAACGACTACGCGGGCAAGCCGATCACCACGTGGCGCGGAATCCCGATCAAGATCGTCGATCAGCTCCTCAACAACGAAACTCTGGTTTCGTAACGGCGCGGACGAAAGGACAAACACATGATTACCGACGCCCTACTTTCCTTCGTTCCGCCCGGCTCGCCGCTCTCTCTGGTCGGTAACGTCGCCGTTCGCTCTGGCGTAATCGACCTGCTCGGTTTGGGCGTCGGTGTGGCTCCGAGTGAGCGCATCATCGGCACCCCGACCACGTTCGGTGAGGACTCTGGCCTTGGTGGCGTCAAGCCGCAGGTGCAGGTCAACCCCGGTATCGCTACCGCTGGTACGACCCTGAACATCGCGTTTCAGGGAGCTCCCGATCAGGGTGCCGGTGGTGGGTATCAGCCTGGTACATGGCAGACGTTCGAGGAAACCGGGCCGATCACGGTGGCTCAGTTTCTCGCCGCCATCAATCAGGGCTACCCGATCTACCGCGGCGACTGGCCGCCGGCTTTCCCGGCCAACTATCAGCCGCGCTACCTGAGCCTGCTGTTCTCGCCGGCTTCCGGTGGCACGTTCTCGACCGGCACGATTGCGGCGGCCATCGTCACGATGGTCCGCGATGATTGGTCTGAACGCTATGCCGCCAAAAACTTTAGTGTCGGCGCTGTCTCGTAGTAGACGCCAGCCACTACACGCAATTTCTCTGTAGGTGAAATGATGGCTAATCCTTACGGGCGTTCCGGTAAACCGAAAGAACTGGAGGACGGAATGGCTCAGAGCGCGGACGAAGCCGAGGTCGCGGACATCACCGAGACCCCGGCGTTCCAGATGGCGATTGCCAAGGCGACGGCCGAGATTCAGGAGCGCATCCTAGAGGAAGTGCGGTCGATCAAGGCTGGCAAGCCGGCGATCGAGGACAATGACGATGACGAGATCAAGAAGCTCGCTCGCGCCATCGCCTTGTCCAATGCCGAGATCGCGGATCAGGGCACGCGCCGCAAGCGCGTCTCGCCGGCCGTCATGGAAGCACGTGCACAGTCGCTCAAGCGCATGCACTCGCTGCTTGAGGCTGCCCAGACGCTTCCCAAGCGTGAGAAGCCGCTCTACCGCGTTCGTTCCAAGGGCTATTTCGGCGACCGGCTGATAGAGCCGTTCCAGAGGCTTCCGGGAGGCCGTGTGGTGCCGACGATGGTTACCTTCATGTCGGCGCCCAATCTCGCCCTACAGCCCGCTAATGAGGCCGCAGAGGCTATCTACGAGGCGTTCATCGGCACGATAAGCGGCGGCGACCAGACCATCAATGGTCGCAGCGTTCCCGATCCGTCTGGTTCGAAGCCGTTCTGGATGACGAACAACGGGGCCATCATCTCGACGCCCACCGCTACCGCGCGTGAGCACGGCATGGTCATGGAAGCCGAGCCGATCACCTTGGACAATCCGCTTCGGGGCTCTACGCCGGATACTGGCGAAGGTAACAACATGGGCGGAGCTATTGAGGTGCTTGGGCCGGACGATCCGCGGGCGACCAAGATCAACGTGCTCGGCACGATTGCCCCGCCCGCAACTCGTGGGTCGATTGATTCCAGAGTGAGGTAACAGTCATGGTACGTGGCGGCTGGCGCTGGCTGCTGGCAGGCGCTCTCGCCGTCACGGCCTTGATAGGGCAGGCCAATGCGGCCACCCTGTACATCTCCGAGTTCGTCAACGGTGTCTCTACGGTTGGCACTACGCTGCCGCCAGTTCCACCGCAGCCGTCCGTAGCTAACCAGACCGTGGCGCTGAGCGGAGCGTCGGCACAATCGGCCGCCTTCAACTCCAAGACCCGTGTCGTCTCGCTCATCTGCGATGAGGGCTGCTCGGTCAGCTTTGGGGATAATCCGACCGCTACCACGACGAATTACCTGCTTCAGCAGGGCGTGCCGGTCAGCTTCGGTGTAATCCAAGGGCAGAAGGTTGCCGTCATCTACAATCCAGCCGGTAACTCCGGCGGTGGTGGAGGGGGCGGCGGTGGCACAAGCTCCAGCTTCGGAGCAACCTTCCCGCTTACCGGTACTGCGGCCGGCTTTATCAACAGCGCCACCGGCAACATGGTTGGTGCGACCGTTGATAACGGCAGCGGCGGCCTCAACGTCAATATCGTTGGTGGCGGTGGGTCTGGCGGAACGTCGTCCAACTTCGGCTCGGCATTTCCAAGTGCTGGTACGGCCGCTGGCTTTACCGACGGCACCGACATGCGCGCCGCTCAGGTGTTCGACCTCGATACCGGGGCCGGGACCGAATACGACATTGGCGCAAGTATTCGCCTGCCAAGCTCTGGCGGGTCGGTGGCCGGAGGGACTGCGACTAACCCTCTGCGCGTCGATCCTACGGGAACCACGACGCAGCCGGTAAGCGGAACCGTCACCGCAAACGCCGGGACTGGCAACTTCACCGTCGTTCAAGGCACGGCCACCAATCTCAAGGCTCAGGTGGTGGGTGCCGGCACGGCAGGCTCGCAGACCGGCGGGGTGCTTACCGTACAGGGCGATCCGAGCGGGACGCCTATACCCATCTCTGGGTCTACGACTGTCTCAGGCACCGTCACCGCGAATCAGGGAACGTCGCCGTGGGTAGTTTCCAACGGTGGGACATTTGCCGTTCAGGCGACACAGGCTGGTAGTTGGACCGTTACCGCCAATGCAGGCACGAATCTCAACACCTCGGCGCTCGCCCTTGATGCGACGGTCGCTAAACTCAATCTGGCCCAAGGCTCCACTACGTCAGGACAGACCGGTCCATTGGTACAGGGCGCGGTCACTACGTCGGCCCCGAGCTACACCACTGCCCAGACCTCTCCGCTGAGTTTGACCACCGCGGGAGCGTTGCGAATAGACGGGTCCGGTTCCACCCAGCCTGTCAGCGGCACGGTTACGGCGAATCAGGGTGGTTCATGGACTGTCACTGCCAACGCCGGGACTAACCTGAACACGTCTGCACTGGCGACCTCGGCCAATCAGACCAACGCCAGCCAGAAAACGCAAATCGTTGACGGCTCCGGCAACGTTATCGGCTCCACGTCCAACAATCTGAACGTCCAGTGCGCCAATTGCTCCGCTTCGGGGGTCAGCCAGACAGACGAAGGCACGTTTACGGCCGGGACTTCGGCTTTCGCGTCGGCTGGCGGCTTCTATCAGACCACCGCGACTTCCAACGCCCTTACCAATGGCCAGTACGGCACATTCCAGACCACGGCCAACCGCGCGCTGTTCACTAACCTGAGAAATGCGACGGGGACCGAGGTAGGAACGGCTACGACACCCCTACAGGTGTCTTTGGCGAATACCGGCTCCAATTCCACCGCCGTGACCGTTACGGGCGCTGGCGGGTCGTTTCCGGTCACTGGCGCTACCTCCAATGCGTCGTCCGCGGTAGCGACCAGCTCCACCAACGTGCCGTCCGTAGCCTATAACTACGCCTTCAACGGCACGACGTGGGATCAGCTTCAGGACGACGCGTCGAAGAACCTGAAGGTGGCGGTTAACGCCGCTCTACCAGCCGGCACCAACGTCATTGGCCATGTCATTACGGATAGCGGGTCGACAACCGCTGTAACTCAGACCACCTCGCCGTGGATTGTGGCGGGTGGCGGTACGGCTGGCTCGCCGGGCACGGCGGCTCTCACTATTCAGGGTATCGGTTCTGGAACTCCGGTTCCTGTCTCTGGCACGTTCTTTCAGGCCACGCAGCCGATCTCAATTGCCAGCGGGCAAGTCGCTTCCGGAGCGTACTCCAGCGGCTCTATAGCTTCCGGCGCCGTCGCCAGCGGTGCGGTGGCGTCTGGTGCATACGTTTCAGGGTCCATCGCGGACGGCGCCGTAGTGACGCTCGGCGCCAAGGCCGACGCCAAGTCCACCGCGACCGATACCACCGCAGTCACTGCGATGCAGGTCCTGAAAGAGATTAGCTTTCAGGCTCAAAACCCCGCGGCCCTGCCATCGAACCAGTCGACGAACGAAGCTCAGATCAACGGCGTGACCCCGCTTATGGGGAACGGTGTTACGGGCACCGGTAACCAGCGAGTTACCATAGCCAGCGACAACACGTCGAACTCGAACCCGTGGCTGGTGAATGGCAACGTAACTCCGGCTGATGCTGCGGCGCTGGGCACCACCTCGATCCGGACCTACAGCCTCGGTGGCGTTTACAACGGCTCTACGGTCGATCTTGCGAGAGAGGCGGCAAACAGCACCAACTCGACCGGCACCGGCCTGCCCTCGGCTCAGGTCATGGGGCAGTGCGATGATGTCAGCCAGACGGCGATCACCGAAAACTCGTTCGGCAATGCCCGCATCGACTGCGCGACACATGCTCAGGTCGTTACGTTGGCCCCATCCGCAACGGTCGGCGGGACATCTCTGTTTACGCTGACTGCCGCCGCCTCCACCAATGCCACCAATGTCAAGAACGCCGCCGGACAGGTCTATGGCATCAGCGGCTACACGATCAGTGCCACACCGGCTTGGCTGAGCCTTTACAACAACTCGGGCACCCCGACCTGCGGAACTTCGATCATCCAACAGTACCTGATCCCTGGAAATACCAGCGGTTCTGGCTTCAACATCTCGTTTGATGTTCCTAAGGGCTTCGCGACCGGGATTGCGTTCTGCCTTACCACCGGCATTGCTGGAACCGGGTCGGTGGCCGCGACCAGCTATGTTGTAAATTTCGATTTCAAGTAATGGCCAGACCGCTTTTGACTAATCCATCGAAACGCACCCTCTACATGAGGGCGTGGAAAGCACGGCATCCTGAGTATGATGAATATCAAAGAGTGCAGGGCAGAATATATCGGTCTGACCCTGAGGTGCGATCTAAAGCCATAGAACGGGCTAAGAAATGGGTCTCTGAAAATCCCGATCGGCGCAAGGCAACTCTCGCTGAATATCTACCAAAGACGCGTAAGGAGCGCTCTCAGAAGAGCCGTGAGTGGGTTGCGGCTAATCGAGAGAAGCATCGCGCATACCAGCGCCAATATCAGAGTGGGCGGCGGGCCAAGACTGGCAAGCGGAAGGTTGATTTGAGCGCAGTGGAAAAACGATGTTCCGGCATATGTGGAATCTGCGGGAAACCAATCGAAGGACAGATGCACTTCGACCACATTATTCCCTTGGCGCTAGGTGGTGAGCATACAGAGGACAATCCCCAGACCGCACACCCGCTTTGCAACCGGCTCAAGGGAGCCAAGATTGGCTACACTATAGCCGAGGCGAGGCCATGAAGCGCCTTCTGCCATTCCTGATGATGGCGCTGGTGTCCGCTCCGGCCTTCGCTCAATCGACCGAGATGGAAGTCATCTACGGCTCGGTGAACGGCGAAATCCGCCGGGTCATCGTGCCGGATGACGACTCGCAACTCGGACCGCAACTGGCCGGACAAGGTGAAGGCTACGTCATCGCACCGAAGGGTGCGGATGCTACGGCGGTAGTGAAAGCCAAGACAGGGATTGATCCGCCGGTTCTCACGTCGGCTGTGGTGGATAACAGCGGAAATGTCGTCGGAGTGATCGCTGCCGATCCGACGATCGACCATCCGGTGGTGGCGAACACCAGTCTGATCGCGGCCTATCCCGGCGTGGCTAAAGGCCAGACCTACGACTCTAAGACTGGTAATTTCATCGCACCGGCAACCTCAGATACGATCAAGGCCGGAACCGTTCTGTCGAATGGCACTGTGGTGCCTGCCGATGAGATCATCCAGACCCCGGCAACGGTCGTGCCCAAGCCGATTGTGCCAATCAAGTCCGGGCCGGTTACTGTGAATTCGCTTCAGTCGGTGGTGGGCCAGTGAAACGCTTCGCCGCTCTCGCATGTATCGCGCTGACCCTGCTGTGGGCGCAGGCAGCGGTCGCGACTCAAGTCTTCATCACCTCTGGTACCACCTATTCGATACCGTCTGACTGGTCGGCTACCAATACTGACGAGGCAATCGGTGGCGGCGGCAATGGTGGATGGACAGCCATCCCCAGTAGTAGTCCTGGTGGTGGTGGTGGTGGTGCCTATGCAAAGTCGGTCAATCTTACCGGTCTATCTGGCCCGGTAACCATCCAGGTCGGAGGCGCAGCCGCCGATACATGGTTTAATTCGGCGTCATTCCCTGCGAGCGGGCAAGCGGTTGGGGCAAAGGCAGGAGGCAACGGTGGTGCCAGTGGAGCCTTTGGAGCGGGTGGATCGGCGGCGTCGAGCTACGCCACCGGAACAGGAAGTCAGAAGTATAGTGGAGGCAACGGTGGTGGCGATGGCTCAACATACGGCGGGGCTGGTGGAGGGGCCGGTGGTCCGCTAGGTAACGGCGCTGCCGGCGGCCTATCTGTTAATACGGCCCCGTATAATGGCGCTGGTGGCGGTGGCAACGGTGGGGGTTCGGCCGGAGCGTCCAATTCTGGCTCAACAAGTGGTGCTGGCGGCAATAACAACGGGGGTACCGGTGGCGGCGCGGCTGTCAGCACTAATGTTGCCGGTAATGCAGGAACTAACGGCGGCGGAGGCTCGGGCGGCGGTGGTGTTAATGGTGTTGGAACGGGTGGGGCTGGCGGCGCTGGCGGCAACGGCACTGAATGGGATGCAAGTCACGGATCAGGTGCCGGTGGTGGTCAAGCAGGAACAGCTTTCGCGGCCGGTAGCGTCGGCAATGGTGGACAGGGAGGCTTATACGGCGGTGGCGGAGGTGCTGCTGGTTCAGGAGCTAACAACGGTACGGGGGCTGGCGGAGTAGGCGGCCAAGGCATCATCGTCCTGAACTACACTCCGGCCGCAGGCTGCTCCACTCGTCTGACCATGCTGGGAGCTGGATGCTGATATGAAGCTCTACATCTCGGAATTCTCAAGAATCGGCGTCGATATGGGCAATCTGGCCGTGCCGGTACCGATGGTTCCGGCTATTTCGGAGCAATTTGTCGAAATCGGCCTGAAATCGGTACAAGTCGAGAAATTCCGCGATCAAACCCGCCTTATCATGGTCCGCGCCGAGGCGGCTTGCCATCTGGCGTTCGGGGAAAACCCTGAGGCGTCTCCCGAATTGCATGGCATGGGCGCTGGCGAGACAAGGTTCTACGGCGTCACGCCGGGCGTCCGCATGGCCGTGGTCGGGGATCATTGATGCTGGTATCCGGCTCCTCCGGCATTGGACTGGACGGGCTGGAGCGCCTGATCAGTCTGCTGTCCGACACGGACAAGGTGCGCGCCCATCTTTCTCAGGTGCGCGAGGCTGAAACCGCATTACGCGATGATCAGGCCAAGAGGCGCGCTGAACTAGCTGCTGCCGCCGCCGCCAATATCGAGCGTTCCAAAGCACTGGACAGTCGCGAGGAAGCGGTAAGACGATCCGAGGCCGACCTCGCGGCCGCCAAAAGCAACCACGCTACGGAGGTGAGTGAATTCACCGAACGCCGAGCGGCTTTCGAGATAGAGGCGGACGGCCTGCGTGCAGAGGTAGCAAAGCGCCACGATGAACTGGCGCACATGATGGCCGACCACCAATCCAAGGCGACGACGGAACGTGCCGAGCTTACCAAGTGGCGGCGCGAACTTGAGGCCACTGAGAAGCGGCTGGAAGACAAAGATCGTGATATTCTCGCCCGCGAACAGGAAGCTGCCGCGATCAAGGCTACCTACGAAGACAGGCTGGCGCGGATGAGAGAGGCGATTGCATGACGGACTCGAATCCTCTTAACCGGATCAGCCTTCGCGACGAAGCGTTCGCGTCCCTTAATGCGGCAACGGCCACCGGCCATGGAGCGGTCAAGAAATTCCCGGCTCCGGTCAACATCGTCTCGTGCCAGGTATCGTGGCCGGATAGCCCATCGGCCGTGAAAGTCACCCTCCGCGGGTCCATCGACGGCGTAAACTTTCCGGTCATCGCCACCTTCGATACGGGGGCTTCCGGCGTGAACGGTGACATCATTTCAAGCAACGGGCTTACGGCGATTGTGGAGGCCCGCGCCGACCTTGATACGCTAACGGGCGCGGGGACGGTTACGGCGGCGATTCTCGCGAACAGGGGTGGATGACCGGTGAAGCTCGCAATCGCCCTCCTTGCCCTTCTAATGGCCTCAGAGGCCCATGCTGAGACGGGGATAGCCTCCTACTACGGGCACCACGAGCACTACGCCAAGTACACCGCCTGTGGAGAGGTTTTCCGGCCGCTTGGGATCACTGCGGCACATCGAACCTTGCCGTGCGGGACTCTCGTTAGGGTAACGGACACCTCTACCGGCAACTACGTGGACGTGACGGTGACTGATCGCGGACCGTTCATCCGTGGCCGCATCATCGACTTGTCCTATGGGGCTGCTATCCGGCTTGGTATAGTGGCCCGTGGCACCGCGCATGTGCGCGTGCAGAAACTTTGGGAGAGACCATGAGGATCGCTTTACTTGCACTGGGCCTTACGCTGGTCGCGACTGCGGCTTTCGCGGACGACGCAACTCCGCCTCCGACCACCTCCGTTCCGCCTGCCGAAGCGCCTAATCCGCCTCCGGAACCGACTACATCGGTTTCCCTGACCGTAGCTGATCGAGCCGCATGGGCGAGCATGGCCGGAGCATTTGAGCAATGCGTCGGTTCGCTGGAGCTACAGGGCAACACCGCAATCTGTGGTACAGTGCACAACTACCTTCTCGGTTTCTCGGCTCGTGTAGCCGCGAGCGGCAAATAAGAAAGGACAATAAATG